GGATGCTATGAAAAAGCATTTAGCCGAAGAGCCACAGAACGTCGCGCACTCTTACCAACACTTTAGCCTAGGAATCCCTGGTATTCCAACTGGTCTCTGGATACACGGAGCCAGATATAGAGGAACTACTATGGATGAAAAACCTCATTGGGAATGGGACTCCCTTAACGGGTTTCGATCATGAACACGCGAACTGGCAGGTTCGGCCCAGAAGGGCCAATCGTTCCTCTAACCAAAACCATCAGACCAATGTCACGCCGATATTACTCCGAGTACACAGTCCGCGCCTATCGACTCAGCATTGAAGGGCCAGCTTTTAAGCTATCTGAGAACTTTAGACTGATCGAAGCTGCAAGCAGAGACGGCTCAGATCTAGTCTTGATCTCTAGACCTCTAGTGTTCTTGCTGCAGGAGATTCGAGAACACTTCAACAAGCCTGTAATCATTCGAAGTTGGTATCGAAGCCCAGAACACAACGACGCCACAAGAAACAGTTCTAAGAATAGCTACCATGTTCGCGGCATGGCTGCTGATATTCAGGTGAGAGGTGTCGATCCCGAGCAAGTAGCGGAGTACGCTGAGAGCTTACACGTAGGTGGAATTGGCAGATATGACACGTTCACTCACGTAGATGTAGGCGCGCCAGGACGCAGATGGGATCAGCGTTCACTCGCAAACATTGAGTCGTTGCCACTCTAGTAAGGGAGCTTTGGAGGCTTACCACAACGCTCTCCGATCTGAGCCAACACATCACAACGTGCTTGAGCAGCAATGGCCTCTAACCATTCTCGCTGTCTCTCTGGCGGGTGATGCTCGAACTGAGGTTCGTATACCATAGTCCTAGCCCAAAACTGAGCAGCAAACGCTTCGTCTAGCTCCTTCTTGAAGTCCTCATCCTGATTTACCCAATCAGGATACGTAGGAGTTCTTGGTCTAAAGCCCGCGTTGCGTAGAATCTGCTTAGTATCTCCACGCTTCAACGCATCACCATACGATGATACACCCATGCCTAGCCATGCTGGCACAGATGATCCGAGCGCCGTAACTAGCCCTTGGACCTTGAATGTGCTGTATAGCTCTTGCAAGAAGAGTGTGACTACAGATCCAGCTGCTACATCAATAGGTCCAACCTCCTCACCAACAACGTTCTTACCTTGGATTAGGTCGGCTGCAATAGTAATGTGCGGAGCAAGTTTGTAGTGAGAAAAGTTGGCTACCAGATCATAGATACTATTAATCCCGCCGAACACTTTCATGTTGTCAGGCAAATGTTTACCTATCAAATCCTGCCGCTCAAGATAGCCCATACCTATGGCTCCGATTAGACGGGCCGGTTGAATGAAGCCGCCCCAAGGATCAATCCTAGTGTTCCCAAAGACCATCTTGCCAAAGTCGCTATCTCTCGGATCAAGACCTACAAAAGCCGCACCAGAAAGCTGGGCCAGCATCATCATCACGACATTAGTCGTTAACATAGATGCTAGATCTGCTGCGATCTGTCTACGGACTTGAGGCATCTTCCAATACTTAAAGAGAGTCAGAGGAGCCTGAAAGCGAGAGACAGCAAATTTCGGAGCGAAGTATACCTCCGACAAGGCTGCCCCTATACCCCCTTTGAGAACACCACGCCCGGTAGCTTTGTTGATATAATCAGCATAAGCATCCATAGCTTTCTGATGCTCTTCTGCCGATCTGAAGGACGACACAGGATTTTCTCTATAAAACTGATCGAACACCCCAACACGCAGAAGGTTAAGGTGCGTGCTCATATGCCGTTCACTAGACATAATCCACTGAGCCCACTTTCTGAAAGCTGGATTACTTCTCTCCCCAGCCATGCTCTGGACAAGTCTATTAGCGAACAGTTCCTCTTTGCCAGTGAAAGTTCCTTCAAAGGGTGATATGAACAATTTATGCTTGAGACGAATCTCATGCATAGGATCGTTCTGTATCATAATATCAAGCCCGCGAGCGCTATGCTTACTACCCCATGCCTTAGCAGCTCCAACGAGCGCAGCCTTGGTCGTGTTTCGTCTACTAGTATTAGTAACAGCCCGAGCGTTGAGAAGCAAACCTTGACGTAGAATCCCTGACCAGTCAATCGAAGCCATCAACGTGATGGGGAGTCTCTTATAATGAGGAAGCTGACGAGCGATTGCTCCTGGAATGTATTCTTCTTTAGTTTCTCCGTCTACAACAGTTTGTCGAGTCGTTCCAAAGATAGCCTCCTTCCGACTAAGCCCAAGGTCCATTAGGCTCTTCATAGTGAAGGGCTTCTTCTGCTCAATGAGCTGTTCAACCTCAGCTTTCATTCTAGCTAAGGTATTGCGAGCATCATCAAGTGCCTTGATCCTGGCACGCGGAGTTGGCTTCGATGGAGGCATCTGAGGATTTCCAGAATCCAACTGCTGTTGGTACCATTCGAGACTGCCAACATTAGTCTTCTCATCCCCACTTCTAACCTTCTTGAGATCCTTCAAATCTTGGAGAAGATCCTGCGCTTCGTCAAGAGTCTGAGGAGTTGGCTCATTGGTGTTCAAAAGCTTCTGTAGCTTATCGATCTTCTTCTTAGCTTCCGCGAAGGATTTGTCCTTCCGTAGCTGCTTCCGAATATCCTTAAGCTCTTCCTTAGCTTGATCAAGTTCAGCTATACGCTGCCGCTTGGTCTGCTTCGTTCTATCAATCTTGCCTTTAGCAGCAATGGTTTTTCTAGTACTCTTCAGATCCCTGAGATCCCTAAGGAGCTCATGAGCCCGAGCTAGATCTTGAGGCAACGGATAACCTGTCCCGAGAATCTGCTGTAGTTCAACAATCTTCTTATGGGCAGTGTCTAAAGATTTATCATGTCGGCGTTGTCTGGCCTCATAGCTATTTTGTCGAAGTTCTCTGAGAATCTTCTGCAACTCCTGAATACGCTCTGGAGAAGGAGGACGCGCAACTGGATCTTTGAAATATCCGTTGAGGGCGTCTTCTACTTCTGTAATCAATCTAGCTTCTGTCTGAAGCTGACGAACGATCTTAGTAGTCTCTGACAGCGTACGCTTCTTCGCATCTGGATTCTGCGAGTTCATAGCCTCGTATACATCACGAGGTGTTAGGTCCACGATGCCAGGGAAGCCTTGTGTGTCGATGCGGGTTCGTCTATATACCTCTTCTAGTGTAGTAACTCCTTCATGGACATAACTGATAGCCAGACGACCCAGAACCCACACCCCGCGAGCACTAAGACCTGTGATGTCGTTTGCTTGATTACCAAGACCTTTGAGAGCATTGATCAACTTAGCCCGCTCTTTGATAACATCTTCGATCTTACCTTGGAACTTAGTAGCAGCTTCTTTCTCTATCTCAAGAGTCTGCTGCGCTCCCGCTTCAAGTTCCGTATCAGTCTTCTCCTGTTCCAGCTTTTCGAGTCTAGCCACCTCAGCCTCGGCTGCACGGATAGCTTCTGCATGGCCACGTAGTTCTGACAGTTCAGACTCCGTAAGTGGTGCAGTCTTGGCAATTCTAGCCAAACGCTCGATTGTAGCGAAATCGAACTTTAGTGTATTAAGAGTAGCCTTACGAATATTAAGTGCTCGACCTGCTTCGCTACCAGCCCGACGACTAGCGTATACGAGGCGATCAATGCGCTCTCGAATATCATCACGAGTAGCTTGAGTCAGCTGAGCAGCTGCGAGATCACCTCGTTCTATGGCTTGCTCTGTAGCAAGCTGTTGTGCTTCAAACTCTGCGTGTAGCTGAGCCAGCTTAAGCACCATCCCTGCATGTTCTATATCACTAATAGGCTGAGGATTTTCGTTGACCTGTTTGGCTAGACTTTCCATGTAGTCCAGACTAACACCAAAGCGGGTCACAGCTTCTTTAAACGCAGCATTCCACTTGCGCTTCTCTGGCTTTGTATACTCATTAAAACCAAAGCGATTCTCTATTACTGAAGAGGCTGTGTATGAAAGACCGTATGTTGTAAGGCCGTCCGTAGAAGAAGTCTGTTGAGACACCGAACGCTCAAAGCCTTCTTCTAGACTTATTCCTGCTTCCTCAATCGTTTGGGCTGCCTCGTCAATAGTTCTCGGCGCAGGTCTTTGGATTGGGGAGTTGCTAGCCTCTCTCGATGGAGTGTATAGAGATCCGACAAGGGAAACATTGCCATCTTCATCTGTAGCAATCTCATACACCGGCAATCCGAACTTCTCATATTGCGCTACTACTTCTTCTTTATTCGCAGGAAAAGTTTGGTCGCTATCCCTCTGAGAACTCCACTGTTCCTGCAAAGGGATGAACTCCAATACCGCTTGTTGAAGGTCTGGAGGAAGGTTTTGGAACTCTGGACCCTTGGGATTCTGCCTAGCCTTCATCACGGTGTCAGAGTCTACACCATGACTAGACGCTTGCTGGACCAGAGCATTCCAAGCACCGAAGTATTGTTGGTCTGATATGCTGTACTCTTGCTGAGAAAGATCTAATAGGATACCAGTAGGCTTAGGCCGTCCAGACGATACAATGCCCTCACCGTCTTCGACATTCTCTGTATTAGCAGAGTTTTGATCAAAGATGAGAATAGGATTTGGACCACTAAACACTTTGGATCTAGTATCAAAGCCTACCTCTGTGCCATTCTCAAGACCAGCCTTTATGATACCTCCAATCTCGTTTGGACTTGCTTGGTAGTACAAAGTCTCCGACGAGTCGATAATGTTGCCTGAATCTGGCCCAGTTCCAGGCTCTATAGTATTGACAGTGCCTCTATCATCGAATCGCTCTGTTGCTCCGGCCTCAATGTTCGTTGGACGGGCTAAGGTTTCTTGAGAAGCAAGTTCCTGTTGGGCTCGAATGTTAGCTACATTCTCATCACTTCTAATCTGTGCCTTACGCATCTTACGCCCGAGCAGAGCTTGCGTAGCTGCACCAAGAATCGCTCCCGCTGTGCCTCCTACTTGAGCCGCAGTCCCTGAACCCTCCAGAAAGTCTTTGTCTTCTCCCAAGATCCAAATGTCCGCAGCATTCTCCATTACTGTCTGAGCGAACTCCTGGATAAGTTCTTCACTACCTTGTACGGCTGCTTCAACTAAGGCACGCTTTATAGCACCTCCAGTACCTTTGTCCAATCGACTAATAAGATGTCCAAGAGGAGCAGCTTCCGTAGCGCCGATCACAATACCAGCTAGGAATCTATCCCAAGCCTCACCCTCATCTGCGCCCTTAGCTAAAGCCTGAGTGTAACCGTCAGCCGCCATAGTCAAACCTGTAGCGGCTGCCATTGTGATATTGATACCTTTTTGGCTAGCACCAAAGGCCTTAGCAACAGTACCTCCAAGCATTAGAGGAACGACCTGGCCAAGGGCGTTGCCTACCATATCGCCAATGTCACCAGCTTGTCTAGGATCATCCTCTGGAAGCCAACTGGAGATAGTATCCGTAATGTCTCTACCAAGCTCAGCAATGTTATTGCCAAACGTGTTACCTGGATCGCGTACCTTTCCACCAGTATTCTCAATGATAAACTTCGTCAGCTTATCAACAAGAATACCTGTGCCCTCGACAGCCCCTCCAGGAAATTCGCCAATGCCTTTGATAACAGATGTAGCGAACTGCTGGATTTCATCAAGCGTACTTGGAGAACCTGTTACTGGTCCCTGCGCTTCTTGAGGAGTTAAGCCTAGAGCTTGATTGAGAGAGTCTTGAGGAGTGGACAACCCAAGCGCTTCGTCTAGAGAGCGCATAGGGTCCTGAGGCATCGGGTAGGCCATTAGAGTTTCTCTCGGATTTTCGCTTCAATAGCAGCCGCCTGTTCAGGCGTGAACTTGACTCCTGCATTCTTAGCTTTAGCATATGCAGCTGTAAGCTGGTCAGCAGTAGAATTTGGTGCGGTGACTAGTCTAGAAACGTCATTCAACGCACTAGTCTGTGCAGTTGTTAGAGTATCAGCCGCAGCAGTCGGCTGAGTCTTGGTTCGCGCACTGTCTGGTGCAGCCTCGCCAGTATCCCCACCAGTTTCTTCTTCCGTAGTAGAAGAGGGCGAGCCATTAGTCAGACCCAGAGCTTCTCGATACTTCTTACGAGCAGCTTTTATCTCTTCTTCTACTTGAGGAAGCTGCCCAGTTAGCGTATCGACTATCGTCTGTGCAGCATCAATAGCGTTCTGTTCTGCTTGGTTCACGCTCCAGCCTGCTGCATTCTTAAGCATAGTGACTTGGGCCTCGGCCTCTCTAATCAAGGCACGCTGCTCCTCGTAGCTCTCGCGTGCTCCTTCGAGAATACTTTGAGTTCGCAGAAGGTTCATAGCCTCTTGGCCTTCTGCATTGGTTCCAGATCTAAGGTTTGGATCTGTACGACGCATCAACTTAGCTCGCTCACGATCTACCTCCATGCTAGCTTCTGCAACCTTCTCTCGAAGATCAAAGATATCCTGTTGTAGATCCTCCGCAATCAAGGCTCTGGTTTGAGCAAACTCTTCTTTGCTTACAGCGAAGTTATACTGCTTGACATCCAGATAAGCGTCAAATTTAGTCTTCCACTGCTGGATACGGAGACGTGTAGTGTCGTTAAGAGTCTGCTCTGTAGCCAAGAGAAGTCTATAGCCTTCCTGTGAAGCGATCCTCTTCTCTTGTTGTTCTTTCAATGTGATATCTCGCTCACGTCTAGCATCCTCTCGCTGCTGCAATGCCACGCCCATAGCGCGTTGCCGACCCTCAGGAGTTAGAGCAGCTACATCCGGACCAGAGATCTTAGCCGGGTCTTCTCCAGCCAACAATCGACGCATATAGGAATTCTCAGCAGAACGTTGAGCCATACCTATAGCTGCACGACCAAGCACAGTTCCTGCAGAACCTTCTCTGTTACCGCTGAATGCTAGGGCGAACTGGCCTAACCCTTCCTGGACTGCGGTATTAGAGAAAAATCTGCTAATGCCAGAACTGCCTGGACGTAGCTGTGTAAAGAAACCTGTGCGCGGAGTAGGAGACACCGTAGGCTCTACTGGTACCCGTTGGCTGAGGTTAACATCAGAAACAGGCACAGGAACTGCACTAGCAATAGGAAGCCGCTCAGTTGTCCCTGCAGGAGATACAGCCTGAACTAGACCATCTGGGCCAGGGTAATAAACGTCGGCACTTCTACGCAGTTCAGCATTTAGATCTGTCAGAGTTGGTGCTGGCAAATCCAAAGCATCTTGCTTGAGCGAGTTGTAAATGCTCAGACGAGGAAAGGCAGGAGGATCAGGCATTGCTCTATGTATTACGGTGTAACAGAGATTAGAAAGCGCCAGCAAGACCACCAAGTAGAAGACCTATTAGGGCTCCGGCTCCCGCACCTATAGGTCCACCAGCTGCTCCAATGGCTGCTCCAGTAGCTGCTCCAGTTCCCGCCCCACCAAGAGCACCCGCAAGGATACTTGACGTTCGACTAGGTTGATGGGGCACGAAAGCCGCACCTGTAGCAGCAGTTGTTAGAATCTGTACGGCTCTAGCATAAACTTCCAAAGGCCAGAGTTCAGCTTTAGCTCGAAGTTCCCAGTCCTGCTGTTCTTTCTCAAGAAGTCCAACATGCTGCCATTTGCTCAACTCATTACGCATCGACACAACCTCCTTCTCAGCTTGCAGATTAAACTGCTTAAGCTGGCGCATGTGGTCAATGCCTTGAGACAGGGCCTGCTCTCGCTGGATCTTGTTGGTCTGAGCAGCACGAAGTTCTCGATCAAGTATGTCCAGAAACACTTGTGTATGCAGGCGCATTAGTGTCTGTTCATATTGGATCTTGTTAATGAACATCTGGATAAAGCCATTAGCACCAGAACGAATGAACTCATCTCGTCCTTGCTTATTAGTAGTTTCAGCTTGCAAGTCTCCAGCAATATGGGTTTTGTCAATATCGCTGAAGAGTGCGATCAGAGATTGCTCAAATCGAGTTCTGTTAATCTGCATGTCCACCATGTTCTGCATACTCTGGATGAACAGCTGACTCCGATTACGAACATTCTCACCGCTGGACTGAACTCCAAGTTGGAAGAAGTTACTAAGGTTTTGACTATGAAGAGGGATGGCCTGCTTGTAGGTTTCCAGCGTCAGGTTTGCTCCGAAAGCATTCACGTCTGCTTGATACTGAGCTTGCAAGAGCGCCATGCCCATTAGGAATGCGCTAGATTGTACAGCACCTATATCAGCCATGAGACCAGTGAACTCGTTGACACGTCGAGCTCTCTGATAAGAAACGCGCTGATCGTAAGCGTCGATTACAGGTTGGAGCAGTTCAGTATCTATGATCTCATTAGCCTTCCTGATACCCTCTTCGATTGAGTCGCTAGCCTCTACCAGAGCAAGTTGGAAGAGACTAGCAATGTCAATATTCTTTAGCACACCGCACTCTTGCAACTTCGCTACAACAGCGTCTACCAGACCTTGCCAGTCTGGAATCTCATTGAGACCCGTGCCTCCAATGCCAAGAGCGACGGCAGCGTCGTATACAGCGTCTGCACTAGTCCTAGCTGCTGTCTCAATTCCAGCGAAACTAATAGTTGACAACATGCCTTCTTCATCAGCCTTAGCTTTGATAGCTGCTATGAAGGCATTCCATTCTGTTGTCTCCGAGATGCCAGTCTCTCGTACAAGGTCAGCCTTTACTAGAGCAAGCTCATCGTCAGCAGCACCACTAGCAGTTTCAATTAGCGTAGAAAGTACGATGGCTGCGATACGTCCCTCTACATCTACCTGCTCAACTGCATTAGCTAGAAGAGCTGTCCAATCAGTCTCAGCATCTGCATCTACTACTTGTTCGTTGATACCTCCAAGGACAGTGATTCTATCGTCCATAGTCTGCCATGCAGCAGCAGGACTAGTTAGAGCTACAGCAGTAGAGCCAAAAGGTCCACCAGCATAACCCTGAATGAACGGGTTCTGAGCGATACCTATAGGCCCACTGCCCGAGCCCATGATCTCTCCAATGGAGCGCCCAGTCAAAGCTGGCCTAGGATCATCGGCAGCTCCTGCCTCATCATCCCAGCCTGTGAGCCACATGTAGTGACCGGCTCGAATGTAGTCAGGAATTTTGATCTCTCCACTTGATCCAGATCCACCCATTGCCGTGTTGTTTAGAATTCGAGAAGAGTGTAATCACCTACAGCTCCTAAACGAGTCTTCGCCATTTTGATAATGCCTGGATGCATTGTATACGCGATGATACTATCCAACTTCAAACTCTCAGCGTACTTGCGAAGAGTTTCAAAGCCAGAGATCCAGGCTTCATCTGGCAATACCTCAAAGGCATAGAAGGAGTAGATCAGCAGATGTTTGGTGAAGAAGATTGGAGCTTGGTAAAGAGTAGTCAACACGAGCGCGGAGGCTCGCGTAGTACCATCTCCTTGAGGAGATCTGTACACCCATACTGTAGCTTCTTCTTTAAGGACAGCCGTTAGAATAGCTGTCATGGCAGAAGTATCTGTCTGGTATTCTGCAGGTAAGCCTTCCGCGAGGGCAGCTCCTACAACCTTCCACATACTACTCACCTGCTCCGGCAACAGACGGATCAACATTGGGGCCTCTAGTTACACGCTTGTCATCACGCTGCCAGTGGACTTGAAGGTGGTCCAACTCAAAGCCCGCATAAGCAGCACACTTGAGAGCGACTCGGAACTCCAACCCTGCTACCTGCACCCGCGCATTGCGTTCCTTATTAAGTAGATGCCAAGGCCCTCTGGACCAAGCATCATTCCGACTGTATTTGTAGTCAATAGCTACATACACATCGTTGGTGGATCTAACATCTGCTCCGATCTCTGTGATTGTCTTGAGTTCAGTTGTAGACATGTCGAATGGTGAGGTAACAATCCTCGCCTCCAATCCCGCAGGGTCTGTATCGTCGCTAGACCACCCGACCATACCTCCTTCCAAATAGCGACTACCGGAGCAGACTCTTTGGAAGTTCTGGAAAAGTCCCTGAGGCCTAAGAAGAAAGCCGTACACTCCGGCTGTGAAATCTCCAGAGACGTGAAACTCTTGTTGTTGTTCATTATAGTTGACAGTGATGTCTCCGCCGAGGAGATCGTAGAGATACTCTCTATAACCAAGCTTTGCAAGATTAAGGTCAGTGCTAAGCTGCCATAGGTCACCAGTCTTATCAATGAAGATATGAACTCCATCATTACCTCCAACAGCGTCTCGTGCAACGACTCCGACTCTAGACAAAAGACGAAAGCCGTAGGTTGGTGGCATCTCTTGGATAGCGCGAGTGAACGTTAGTGCGCCTATCCCTTGATCTCCATACACAATCACGTTGTCTCCAAGAGCTTTGACTGAAAGAACAGTGCCAGGAAAGGGCATCTGCATAAAGCCAAGCTCGTTGCGCTTTAGTAGCTCTAAAAGCCTCGCGGCAGTAGGAGCCATAGCACTTGAGCAATAGAGGTCCGGATAGAAGAGCCATAGAGGGAAATCTCCCCCTCCGATGCTAGACCAGAAGACCCAGTTGGCTCCGATGTCGTTGAAGCTGGTTTCGAGTCGGAGATCGTTGAAGCTGGCTTGCCATTCTGCGAAGACTCCTTGCCAGAGGTCGTTCCAGAAGTTGGAGTTGTCAAAACCACCGAACACCACCCGCCCTTTGTGGAAACACCCCGAGTTGATTGTGACATCGTTCTGCTCAAATATCTTCTGAGGCATCCCGGCGAACGTCTCCATGCTAGGCTTGAAGATAGTCCGCTCAGGAGAGAACAAATAGAAAGCGTCTCCTAGATCAACAACATCATATTGGTCAGTAGGAGCTGTAGGAGTAGCAACGCTGCTAGGATCGTCATACTGATACCTAGCAAGAGGCCCGATGTCAGACCAAGGATTAGTCGCATCATTGTACTCGTGAAGAACTCCGTTCGCAAGCATTAGATATGTAGTGCTAGACAAACGGATGATTTGAGGAAAAGGAAATTGTATAGACTGCCCTGTAACCGGCTCAGTCACAGGGATATAGTCCTCCAAGCCATACTCAGTACCACGCACGTTCAAAGACTCGACGAGATAACGCTCTCGTCGAACTGCTCGCGCATCTGGACGAAGGCCCAGAGGTGGAGTAGGTAGAAGCTCGAAAGTGAATTGCTTCATCCGAATTGCCAGGAGTCTTGCATTGTATTAAGGCCAGCAATGCTCTCCTCAACCTCGTCGAAGTCGATACCTTGGAGATCTTGCTTAATAGATTCCATATGATCCACCATACCTTGGCTATTGCGATAATATCGCTCTAGCTCATACCATGCGGCTTGGATAAGGATCTCTGGAAAAGCTACAGTCCAGAAGGATTCGTCCGCGTCAAGTAGCAAGGGAACAGACGTGAACAGTCCGTCGATCTCTACCGTATAAGACTTATCAGCTGGCGGTAGGATAAGTACCCCTGCTTGAGACTCTGTCGTAGTAGTCGGTGTGTCAACGTCTCGCACTGATACTGCGGAGAAGTGGACGGGGGCTCCTTCGTCGATGCTTGCGAACGTAGCATCTCCCCCATAGGTGTCACGGAGTAGTCCGTATGGAAGTTTGACAAGGTGGTACGCTTCATCAGTTGTCTCCACTAGAACTGATTTAACAGCACGAAGGCGGGAAGACTGAATCAGATATTCGCCCTGATTCAGAGTAGTCCGCCAACGCACTTGATGATGTCGGCCTCCGTATGACATACGGTCTAGCATACGCTGGCCTGCCTGAATGAAGAAGTTCGCGCCGATAGGATCTACGTTCGCGTACGTAGTCAGATCTGTGACAAGATCATATCGACCTGTCAACAGCACAAACTTCTTTCGAACATCTAGTAAGCTCATCGTTTGCTATGTCTTATTCCGCAACAAAGCGTTTGGGAGCGGAGAGATTCCCCGCTGACCTCTCCGCCCCCCTTACGCTCATTACGGTTTGTTTACACCGAAGCCAGACAGATAACCCATCGTGTCCGGGTAGTGGTACTCGAAGCCGATCTCGGTGAGGAACTCCTCTTCGGTTGCGTCCTTGGAGTGATTCCGGTTCCGACGATCTTCTGGGTCCGAGATGAACATCGTGTCGTCGATGGTCCGCTGCTTGATGTTCTTCGGCTCGAAGATCACCATATCTCGGCGCATCAGAGGATCGTGGTTCATCAGAGGATGCGTCTTGAAGTACAGGGTACCGAACTGGTGGTCCCACTGCATCAGACGGATTCCGTACTGAACCGTGACCGGCGTGATGTTGACGGTAGCTCCAGCTTTAGCGAGAGCTCTCAGTGCCAGAGACACTTTGCTACCACAAAGGGCCATCTTGTCAGGCGACCCATAGCGATAGATGACTTCGAGCTTTGCGTTCAGCCAATCTTCACCACCGTTGAGCCAGGTCGTAGAACTTGCCACGTCCGCAGAGATATGGTAAGCATCGACGTTGGCTGGATTGTTGGTGAGAATGAAGTTCACCAGACCGTCAGTAGCACGCTCAGGCTTGCCGTTGGCACCCACACCGGAGTACTTCTTGCCCCACATGAGGGCTTTCTCCATCTCGATCGAGTGCATCTCAAGAGCCTCGGCCTTGGCCTGCTGGTAAGCAGGGCCAGTGCGCAGACGAGTCTTGCGAGCAGTACGCGTGATGGAAAGAGGAGTGCGGAAGATCTGAGTAACGTTGTCGTACTCAACCGGATCGTAAGTGATCACGTCCGGCATCTCCGCACCTTCCGCGTTGATGTTGCCGACTACCATAACGTGCGTAGCCTCGTCGAGGTCGTACGTAGCGCTGGCGTCCTGAAGCAACCGAAGCGCAATGTAGCTGTTGGCTCCAGCCTGGACAGACGAAGTTACCTTAGCGCGAACATCGTATCGGTAATCCACCTCATCCAGAGCGGTACCCGCTGCCTTGCGAAACATTGCAGTATGACCAGCGCGGAACTCCTTGGCGACAGCCTCTGCAACTTTAGCAAAGAGCGTCGTGCCTGTTACGGCCCCCGCGGAGTACGCAGAACTCAAGCCTGCGTCGGTGTAGAGCTCGGTAATGGCTCCAGACTGCAGAGGGAGATGCTTAGTCCACCAGTGGAACTTAGGATCATCTACTGCCTCAGAGCCTGCCATAGCGAGCAGAGCGGTAAGGGGTGCCTGACCGTTCGGGTAGAGTCGAAGAATCTGCATCCTCCAGCTTTCTGGACGCTGATTAGTGACCCAATCGCCGGTGCCACGCATCCCCAGAAAAGGAACGATTGTAGCCATGATATTGAGTGTTTATTTGATGATAGAAGGAGTGGATGCTGACTCCACCCTAGCGGCTTACGCGATGTCGCTCACGAGAACCCACCAACGGTTCCCGTCTGACATCAACAAAGCTGCATCGTCGGTTGTGTCCAGCGTCAGGTTAACGAAGTTGGCGTCATCTCCCGCATCTGCAACGGTTACTGCTTGAGCGTCAGCAATAACCGATACGATTGAGAAAATGAGACCTGCTGCTTCAACTACCGGCGGGAGCGTGAGCGTCCAGCTTGGATTAGCAGTATTAGCTGTTGCCTTCACTCTCCTCTGCTGAACAGTGAGCTGAGCGGCAGCACTAAGCTCTACATAAGTTCCATACGGAGTAGCCTCCGAGAGAACTCCAAGAGCTGGCTGCCGAGATGCAAACTGCGCCATGATGCTTTTGGTTTATTTAGTGAGTACGCGGGGCGTGTTAGTTAATTGCAGCGAGCATCTCGTCGATCTCTTTCTGCAGTTGAGTTCTGGTATCACCTTGAGCTCTACGATTCGCACTAGATCCGGGACGGGAAGCAAAGGCAGGCTTACCAGCTTCCTGTTGGCTCTGAGTTTGAATCTTAGCAGCTTCCTGAGCAATACCGAGATTCCTGTACATGCGTGTTGCTGTCTCGTCCAGCACTTGCTGTGGAGTCCAGGCAGGATTCTCCGCCTCGACCTGCTGTGTGGTCCAAGCTAGATAATCCGCATGTTGAGGTTCGTTGAGTTTGGGATGTGTTGCCTTGAAGGTTGCGACAGTCTGTTGAATGATCGCCTGTCGTGCCGCCGTAGCTCCTACCACGCGAGGAACCTCTTGGATGATCCGTTGAGATTCCTTCTTCATCTGATCAACGAGACCAGTCAGAAGAGCGTGCAGCTTACCAGGATCATACAGCGCCTCATCGACTTGCTCTTGCGTGATCTCGAACTGAAAGTCCGACTCAGCAATCGGAGGCTCTTCTGGAGTAGGCTTTGGAGTCAATTGAGCCTTCAGCGACGCAATCTCGGTCTGGAGACTAGCAACTAGATCCTCAAGAGACTGAGCTACAGGTTCCGGTTGAGGTTCGGGTTCGGGCGCAGGAGCGGGCTCTACAGGCTCAGGCTGCGGAACTGGATCTGCAGAAGGTTCTACGGGATCACTAGGACCCTCAACTGCGTTGAGCATATCTGCGATCTGGCCTTGGGGGTCGTTAGGTTCAGGCATCGGCTTCGGAGTCTAGGATAGCGATTATGTCCTCTGGGAACTGGAGGACAGATTCAAGAGCGGTCAGTGTTCCCTGTGTGAAGATGATCTGGTTTAGATCTTGTGATGTTCTCAGAACCACAATGCCCTCTTCGATCTGTTCCCGAAGGAACCTAACCAGATCATGCCAAAACGGATCGTTGTAAACACTCCGTCTGATATGCTCTATCGAAGAGGCATACGTGTCATGTTTCTCTTGGTCGTTCATTGTAGCGGCGGAGCTCCAGCTGAACCATCTCCTGACAACGCCACCAAGTTACCTCTCTCTGCTTCTCTCAACACCTCTTCATCTGGAGCTACTTGGATAGGAGGTGGATTGCGGTTGATGAAATCCTCGATGTTCTTAGCACCGAGATGACGAGCAATGTGCGTGAAGAGTTGAGGCACTCTAAGCTGAGCTAGCAACTGAGGGTTCTGTGAAGCAATCTGCAATAACTGCATCCATGTCTCAGCACTTTCAGACCCAGGTATGGTACCATCAAGTTCTTCTATGTCAAAGTCTATCAGCATATCCATAGGATCTACCAACAGACGATTCTGCTGTATGTTGCCTACCTGACCGCCGTACTCTTCCTGCAACCGCCGAGGCCACTCGCCTAAGACCTTAACATACAGTTCATGGTCCGCGAACTGTTGTGTGTGGCTAGCGAGCATATAGGCCAGCGGCTGCATACTCTGAAGAGAGATTATTCTCGCAACTCTTTCGAGTCTAGCAAGCCCACTGAGCCGTGCGTTTTGAGCTTCTGAAGCTGAGATTCGCTCCCCTCGTCTCTTTGGCAGTACACCCTGTAGCTGGTCGGATGTACCCATAACTTGTTGTGTAAACCCCATAAGGAAGCTAGCGTCGGCAGTATGGTTTTGGGTAACGTCATTGACTTGTAGCTGTTTTACGGCGGCGTCGATCCCTCCTCTACCCCACGCAGTACGACGAAGACGAATCAACTTACCTGGTTTAGGAGTGTTAAGGTCGTAGATGTTCACCAACGACGGATCGACCACGATCATATCGTTGATAGCTTTGCGAATGTTAGCAATATGGCTGCTATATAGAAAGTCAATGATAGCCTGCAAGTCCTGAGTGATTTCAAGTCTTGCAGCAGGAGCAGCACTATAACCGTCATAGTCTGGAGCTGCAACCGCTACTGGATACCTGTTGTGATTCAGTCCGAGAGGTTGAGCCGCTATGATAACCTGATCCCCAGCAAGACCAAACAGCCACTTCTCAGGCTTTGTGCTATTCCCAAGAGAGCTTCCCCCATACTGCCACTCATTAGGGATAAGGTTAATGTACATCCACAGAACATCAACTGGCTGAGTCACACCATCAGAGTCTCTATCCTTCACTACCTCCGACTCGCGCCCAGAAGTATAAACTGAACTAAGACTGCTGTTGCCAGTGATGTGCCGTACATACTGCGCGTTGAAGATGAAGTCGTTCTTCTGAGTATCTCGACCACGGAGGTTCATATAATTGGTCTCATCCAACCAACCAACGAACTCTCCATCCTGCACAGCGTCTACGCTCAGCGAGGGATCTGGGAAGTAGCGGTAGGGATCAAGATTGACTAACTTGTTCCCTTCCCACAGCACGGCGTCTACAGTCTCTCGACGGCGGCCGGTTACTCTGAAGGAATTGGTAAGAGGATCAAAAGTGCCCTCCTCCTGCACCCTAGCGCGTCGCCCATGTTCTTGATGCCACATAGGAGAAACTGCTCCGAAGCCGTAAGCAAAAGCGTCTCTCCATTGCGTATGCAAGTTCAACCCCACCGCAGCCTTTCTACACTGATGGGCGACGTGTTGGGTGAGGAGGAAGGCTCCATATTGGTCTTCTGGCCCAGCCCCTTCATAACTGAAGATAGGATCTTGAAGGAAGGCTGAAACCATATATGTCAACAACGTTTCCAAGTTGGCGTAAGTCACAGGCAGGACGATCCTGTAAAGCGGATCGTCCTCATCCGTGGTTGTAGCACCATCAGACATATTCTGAGCCGCCTTAGAATTAGCGGGCACATACGCCTTTAGTGACCTATCAGTCTCCTTCCAAGAGTCATAGCGCCAACTCATAGTCCGCTGACTCTTGAAAGCACGAGACCAAAGCTGCTGACGTAGCCACTCGTGGAACTCTGACCCAGGCTTCAAGTTCATATCCCGAGGATAGTTATAGTCATAACTAACATCGAGTAGTCCCTTGAAAGTACTCTTAGGTACTCGTTCCTGCGGGTTGGGATCAAGAATAGGCGGCATTAGATCACGTGGAATGAGTCAAGTGCTTCTGAGTAGTAACCGTCCTTGTCGAGTTCTTCGTATTCCTTCTCCACGCTCTCCCGAGACTCTCCAGCGGTCAGTGCAGGGAGCATATAGCGTTCTCCTCGCTCAAGCATCTCAGGAAAGTATCCAACGGCGTCCATAACATCCCAACGTTTTGATCTTGGAAATGACATGAGTTGTCCTTCCAAGACTGGGCAAACTGCTGGATTATGGAAGATGAGACCACCCCGATAGTAGTGGCTGAGCTGTTTGATTCGCTGAATCTTGCCACGCTCGTTATCCCCTCCTCGGGCGTGTAGGTCAATAAACTCAACGTTAAGCCCATTCCGTAGAAGCTCATTCTTAAGAGGGTGAACGATGAACTCGTGTAAGGACGTAACCTCTACGCCCAGTACAAAGGCTCGGTTGCGAACTATCATCTCACATATCTCAGCGTATAGCTCATGTGGATGCATCTTCCGGGCTACGATGTCTCTGATATAGATAGCATTAGTCTGCATGTCTATGCTGATAGCTACGATCGCACTCTCGGCACTCTTTAGGTTTGTAGTCTTCGCAGGATCAACAATTACCATTGTCTCAATCTGCGGATTGGCGTCGAGATTCTCTTTGACAGGATCGTAGTTCTTAAACAGTGCGGAAGGGAAGGTAGCATCTGAAGAGATAGGAACAGGGTTGTTTCTATATTCTCGATAGAATGTATCCTCCTTTCCAGCTTCCTTAAATTGCTGATATAGCGTCCGAACGTCCTTGGTGGACATAAAGTTCGGCGCAAGACTGTTTAGATTGTCATCGCACAACTCGAGGCGAATAGAGTCCCAAGAAGGATTATCAAGCAGACCTTCGAGCAAAGAGTCTTGGTGCAGAATCGTACCCAGTACAATGATCTGCCATTGGCTACCTTTTCCACGGTCAACACAGTTTAGTAGGTCAGCGTAGAACCACTCCTTCTTCTTAGCTCGCTGTTCCTCGGAGTCCATCGCCTCTGGATCTTCCAAGTCATCCACGAGGATAAGGCCGGGTCTGTAGTTACGGTAGAGCAAACCACGAATCTGCTGTCCAGCGCCTCGAGGCATAACGCATATATCCTGGTCGCCTATGTTGACGACCCACTGACGCTTGCTGAAGTTTTGAGATGCCAAGGGACCATAGAGCTTCTCAACCAAAGGATTGATGATTAGTTCTTGTTTCAAGTTCTCAGCTTGCTGCATTGCAAGGTCGGTCGTTGCGCTAACTGGAACGATGTAGCGGCTTTCCTGAAACAAGATAGCTTTCATAGGCAGCAATAGGTTGATGATAGAAGTCTTACCCATACCACGAGGCGCTGCAATGGCCTTTAGTGGATTATCGCTGTTGTCGATCAGGTCAAACATCTGGCCATGCACCTGCGGATCGAACGGTCTCCAGAACCGCTCAGGCAAGAATACCTTAGCCATAGTCTGCGAGTCCTGATAACAGGCTGCCAGAATGTCCCGTATGTTGTTAGGATCGCTCATCTATGTTAGATGGTTTGACATAGCCAGAAGAACGAATACTCCTAATTCGGGCCTCTATCTGCCTGTGCAAGTAAGCGATTTCGGAGGAGTTCGGTAATCTCCTTTTGTTGCTCCCTGACGGCTTCGAGGGTAGTTCGGCATTGGACTCTGAATTCCCGTTCATGCTCGGTATCGGCGGTTGCTGTCCGAACAAAGTTCTCCACCGTCTCAAGAACGCCCAAAAACTTCTTGAGCCCGTCGATCTCTCTGTCCTGGACATCAGTTAGTCTCTTGTTAAGAGCACGATTTTCGTGAACGAGATATCCTACTATCCCAATAGCTATAGTGGCTATTACGCCCAGTAATGGCTCAACACTAGTCAAGGCGTCTATAATCGACTCCATGTCTCCTCCTATGAAAGCGGGTAGGATTCATGATGATGAGAGTCTCCCCGTCAAACCTCCTCGACAAAAGCCCTAGGCAGTACCTTGATAGTAAGCCACCGTGGTCCTTTGAAGTCAGGTACTGGAGGCGTACCGTTAGACGTCGCAGTGATCTTGAATAGGTAAACTCCTACAAAAGCGCTTTCAGCGTTAAAGTAGTGGGTAGAGATATTACCTACCAAGCTTGGATTGTAGGGATTGGTGATGTTGCCATCAGAGCCGTCTGCCGTCGGAGCAGACACCGCATCAAGTGTTTGCCCCGACGGTAGACTCTCAAGCCAATCTGACCAGTCGATGGAGACATCCCGAGCCCCACCAACTGGTATCTCGAAGATTCCAGCTGATGTAGACATCAGGCTACAGTTACGCTCAGATCACCCGTTTTCACACGGAAGTCTGTGCTAGTTGCATCTGCAATGTCGTCACTCCACAGAACTTGATCGTCGCTCTCTCGAAGCAACGCAGCCCAAGATACTGTAGCAGACGAGACGGTTGGGAACGTGATGTCTGCGCTGTTCAACTTTACACCATCTGAGGCGGCTCCCCATGTAGGTGTCTGGTGAGTAATGCCTGCGACTTCGTTGGCTACAACACCAGTACCAGGATCGCCTGTACAGAGCGTCAAGACGATCGTCTCACCAGTGAGGTTGAATGCGGCGCTACCTCGGAAGGCATTTAGAATACCATCCATAACGATCGCGTTCCAGTCTCCCGACAGTTCGATGCTGATGCCGTCGATAGCGATGTCAATGTCACCTCCAGCACCAACGACGATAGAAGAACCGAATGCTCCCTTGAACCAGACGTTGGACGATTGATCCCACACCGAAAAGTGAGTAACAGTGGCAGCAGGCATACCACTAAATGTGATAGCCGCGTCGTTCTCCACCTTTCGATTAGCTCCAGTTCCAGCTTCTGGAGCACTGAATGTGATCGCTTGGGCTGAATAGGAGCCTCCAGTTACCTCGTTGGAAGTTCCAACTTCGCCAGGATCAGCGGTGTGCAAGTGCAGCGTAAGGCTTGTGGTAGCAGCCAGCGTAGCAGCACCTACAGCAGCGTCTACCGCAGCATTTTCTGCGTAGTTACAGAAGTCTGACATGATCGTGTTATTTTAGTTCGTTGGAGAAAAAGGCGCTACGAAACGCTTTGGCTACGAACTCATGCCCGTATGCCTTTGCTACGAAATCAACAATAGGAGTCGGCGCAGTGCAGAGGCCCCAAACCTTAGCCCTACCATTGAAGTCTATTGTCAGCACTCCAATATCGCCTCCTCCACCAAGAACAGAGGCAGCACCATTGAAGACTGGAACTATAAGAGTATAACCAAGAGCAGCAGCAGAACCAGCCGCTGAGCCAGCAAATGCTGGAACTAGCGTAGCTATAGGAGCACCCGCACCGGCACCTGTAGCTGCACCAGAGAACAGAACGGAGCTAAGATTGACAAGGGACAGGCCCGAAGCAGTTCCAGTACCTGCGCCCAAAAGCTGAATCAGTAGCTCAGCAGGAGTATGGTTCTTAGCAATACCGCGAAAATGAGGAGCAAGAACTTTGTATACAGTCCCATAAGCTGGAGCAGTGGTAGCTAAGCCTAATGCCTGAATAATGAGTTCTTCGTAGCCCAAATCCTCCCAACCAATGTTGGTAGCAATACCATTGAAGGCTATCGAAAGAGTCTCTAACGCTGTTGCTGCTCCACTGCCTGTTCCAGCACCAGAGAATGCCGCTATAAGAGTCTCTAATGCAGTACCCGCAGCAGTACCCGTTCCGGCTCCAGCAAATGCTGCTGTCAAAGCCTCCAGACCCTTACCTGCACCTGTATTAGACGCAGCAGCAGCCATTGAAACGAGAATACAAAGAATACCTACGCCAGAGCCAGTAGCAGCTCCTGCAAATGCAGGCACTACTGTTGTAAAGGGCTGGCCTGCTCCAGTGTTTGCAGCAGAAGCAGCAAAGGCAGCAATCAGATCTTCATAGGTTACTCCGCTACTTCCTGTCCCTGTATTGCTAGCAGCACCAGCAAAAGCAGCCGTTAGAATCTCAAGAGCAAGACCTGTAGCTGTACCAGTTGCCAGAGCACTAAAGGCCGCAACAAGAAGCTCAAATGCAGTTCCCGCGCCTGTACCTGTACCGGCACCAGCGAAAGCAGGTGAGAGAGTTTCAAATCCCTTACCTGTTCCTGTGTTAGTAGCAATACCAGCAGGAGCTACGGCAAGAGTATCATACCCTTGTCCGGCTCCAGTGTTAGTAGCCGCCCCTGCTGGAGCAGCAGAAAGAACATCTCCTACCCAAGGAGCAACACTAGTTCCAGTAAACTCCAGGAAGTTGGCCCCTCCAAGAGTATTGAGAACAAAGATATCCTTACCTGTGCCAGTTCCAGTGGCGATACCTACAGGAGCTACAATAAGATCCTGAGGCGTTGATCCTTCGCCTGTGTTACTGGCAATACCAAGATATGCAGGGAGTAAAGTCGCAAATGCAGTACCAGCACCTGTACCTGTTCCAGCACCCGCAGGAGCCGGAGATAATGTCGTGATGGGCTTACCAGCACCAGTTCCTGCCGCTGCACCTGCTGGAGCTGCTACGAGATCACTATAAGTAGTTAGTGTTATCTCCTCATAATAACAATCTCCACCAGTTGCGGCGTCAGCGAAGAAATAGCCTAGCTTACCATCAGCACCATTATATACAACGCTGTAGCCATAATTGCTAGTCTCCGTAGCTTCTTCTTCTTGAACATCCGTCCAAGTATTAGTCCGCACCCAAGTTGCGTACCTACGAGAGTCCGTAGTATCATCCTTCCTTGCAATGATATGCAGCTTACTACCATCCCAATCACAGCCAGCACTACCCCAACCTGACAAGATGTTAAAGAGCCCAGAACTTCTGTTTGTGACCGTAGAAGGAGTTGCATCAACTTCGTCTAGCTCTATCTGTCCAGTACTCGAATCTCTTTCAATAACAACAATATCATTGCTATCTATTGCTACTGCGTCACTAGGACCATAGTTAGTCGTACCACCAGCAGTGTTGATTGAATTTGAACTATCAATGTATCTCTTATCTCGTGAGGACGAAGCGGTACCTTCAGTCTGTGCATCGCCTCGATTACAGAACATAATGTAAAAGTTATCCGTACCTGTCATCTCACCAGCGCGAGGATGGTCATAGTCAATTGCCCCGCCCGCATCAAGCGCGATGTTAGCCGTCCAAGAACCTCCCTCCCGACGAGCATACTTAACTCTATTCCTATCCGTTCCTTTGACTGTCTCCAAACCTCCTTGATAGGCAATCAGAACATCCCCATCCGAACGTACGTCGATTCGGCACGTCGGAACTGGAGTATAGGTTTCAGTAGAGAGAGTACCAGAAGTGCTGTAATCATCGACCAACTCCCCAATGCTCCATGCAGGAGTTGTCCCTAGTGTGTATGTTGCATATCTTAGAATCCAGTTCTGCGCTGCAGTAATACTCTGAGCCATGAAGGCTACGTGAAGAGTCGTACCTACCAACTGGGTATCTACACAAACAATCGCAAAGTTGGTAGTTCCGTTACCTTCGCTATTAGAACCCCAAGTACCAGATAACGGGCCGCCAGCAGGACTACGGAAAGCATAAACATTGTCTCTAGCTCCCGTCTCCTTCATAATGCCATTGAACCTACCGCTGGCATCTCTCCATGGCCCGATGCGTCCATCATACGTAGGACGATATTCAGCACCTGATGTGAGTAGTTGAGCCATGCTACACCCCCGGAACTACAGTCCACGTATGACTGGAGTCGAGAAGCTCCCACTCCGCTATGGACTTTACGTTGATGTAGGCAGGATTGCCTGAGGCATGGACTAGATGAATAATATGCGTCTGTGGGACGCCTACATCTAGGATCAGTTCAGGCAGGTCGATAAACCGAGTGCTAGGATTGACTTCAATATTCGTTAGCTCTGCATCTAAATAGCCTTCGAACATATACTCATCAATGATCCAATCGAACACATCATCTCCTGTAACAGACCGTAGCTTCTGCTTCAACTGGTTCCCGTTGATAGACTCATTAACCATCAACGTGCTGTTCCACATTCTAGCCGTATTACCGTTAATCCAAGGGCTAGATTCCAGAGTCCATATGTTCGAGTGCCCTGCTGCTATGAACGATTCAGCGAGTGCTCCTGTACCACCTCCAATGACGAGCTTTCTATCCGTAAGTCCAACGCTGAACAACGATAAGATATGATCTCTCCGCAGATGATACCATTCAATGTCGTCCTCGTTCCCATAGACCAACTTCTGCCACTTCAAGGGATCTTCGGAGAACGGAATATTCCTAGCCGTTCTTCTAGTAGGCGAGTGCTGCACGTACTCCACCAAGCTAGCTACTCGACTGCTATTAGCAGGTCCGTAGACAGCGTCCCAATCCGCTGCAGTATTGTAGTTATGAAGTGGCATTACGCAGCATAAAGGTCTGGCTTATAAGGACGCCAACGGAAGTCTGTATGCTCAGAACCTCCAATGTTAGTCCTTAAAAGCACCTGATTCGATAACGAGGCATTATATATAACCCAATAAGCTGGCGTAGCTGGCGATATTTGAGGATGCGTTAGGACATTGCCATTTGTCCAGTGGTATACTGATTGCACTGTATCAAGCGCTGCCTTGGCATCCAATGGTGTTATCCCCGGTAGCAAATTCGTAACTGCTCCCTGCCCAGGATCTGCAGAGCAAAGAGAGAGATAAATCGTGTCGGATGTGTAGTCTACTTCTGTGGCAGCTCGCAGAGCATCCAGAACTGCGTCCATCCAGAAGGTAGATTGCAGCCCCTCAACGTGTAGTTTAATGTCTCCAATCTCTACGATAAGGGATTGTCCAGCCCCTACCGACGCAGAAATAGTCCCTCGAAACAACGCTACGCCAAGACTGCTCCAAACATACCAATGTGTGATGGTAGCCGCAGGCATACCAGCGAATTCTATCTGATTGTTGTTGTTGATTTTTCGGCCAGGAGCATCAGTCGTAGGCGCTCCGAAGGTTATCGTCTGTCTAGCATAGCTGCCTCCAGTAACCTCATTAGTCGGCGCACCTGAAAAGCCGGGATCAGCTGTATGCAAGGACAGCTTCAGCGGTCCCGAGATACTGAGGGTGGTATCCCCAACAGTCGCTTGAGCAATGCCCAGTCTAATCTCTTCTCGTATAGCGGACATTATGATACCTGCAAAGCGAACTCTTGGTCTATCAAGACCAATTCGTTATTGTCGATAGGGACAGCGCTAGACAAGATATGCCTAGTAACAAAGTGTATGTCGTTCCAGCTATTGCCTAAATCTCCAGTATTGTTCCCACACACGACTAGTCCAGCCTCTTTCGCTGTGATTTGCGAACCACTAACATTGAGCGCTGGCCGAATGATATGAAAGCTAGCAATACCTCCCGCTACAGTGAAATCTTCAACTAACGCCGGGAAGTAACGAAGTTCACCTATCCCATTTGGCCCAGTGCCTTTTCCATAGTAAATAAGAGTATCATCAACACCACTATTGAGGCCAAAGTTGTCAATACCTAGCGGATTATCTGTCTGATCATCCGTTCCGAGAAGGGGGCCAAACGGCCAGCCTGGTTGGTCATTCCCAGTATAAAAAGGAGTACTAAAACCTCCAGGAAAGCATACTCTTAGATTCAAGTTGCCTGGACCAACAGACTGGCTAGCGTTAAGCCAGTCCTTAGCTTCCCTAGTTGCTTGATTGAACTGACGGTAAAGAAGCTCCCCAAGCTGACGAAGAACACCGCCATAGGGAGGAGTTACGTTCTCAAGAGCTACAACAATCTGATATTCGATAGTAAACTCTGACCCAGCGGGAATTGCTTGTGAGGGAGAGATGATATCTCTGGCTATCATTGCAGGATAGCCAGTGAGCCAGTGTCCAATATTCGCAAAGAGTCCGATCTCTGTAACAGTAACTGTTGAAGGAGAGTTGTTCGTAAAGGTTCTGGTAAATACGATGGTAGACGTCTCGGCTTCTGTATCAACGGCAGGAGGAGTAACAGTCTGATCTCCAACTTCCATCTCCATATCTATTCTATCGAGATGAAAGTTATCAATAGCTACCGCCGTGGAACCTGTACCAAGGCGTATACCGTATAGGATTTTAGACCCAAGAACGCTAAATGTACCACTGTTTCCATGTGAAGGGGCATAGTCATACTTAATAACTCTAGCTGAATCAGCTACATAATCTGATTCTAATGTCGTATCAAGTCCCGTACCGCCAACAAAATCAGTATAAACATCATACGTACTGGGACCTATGTAATCTAAAAAGAGCTCATCATTGTTCAGAAGCGTCATTCCTTGCGCTCCTGAGATCGCAGCACGCCTTGCTTCCTCTCCTGAAGTAGACCAGCCTTCCCCTTCATCAAGAATAACCCTGCATGGATCATCCTTCGTAGCCGACAAAACCTTGGTCTGAAACTGGTCAGACGTAGGATATATCGCCCTCATAGTTGCTCCGTAGTCCTGGGAATCGCTAGGACCACCAATCATCTTCGCATATAGCAGCCGAAGGAAGTTCGCAAGCAGGGAGTGACCTTCTCTGTGCAAAACTACCTTACCATCGAGCGTAGCTTTCACTTTGATGGTAACGGGCTGACCAACACCTATACGAATTGGCGGAGCAATTATTCTCTTCATGGCGTGATTGTCATGCTCTTAATCCCAGAGTACATATCACTTTCATCTACTGCACTAATCGTAAGATCAGTCAGTTGCTCTTCTGCTCCTGTAGGAGTGTAAGCGTAGGTGGTAAGTCCTGGGTCGTAAGTAGCTTCGTTAGAAGACACAAGCAAATCTGGAAACTTCGGAGCGCCATACATGTCGTTCTCGTCTACCACGAGATCTATCGACGTATAGCTCTTCTTAGTAACCGTAAGGAACGCGAATGTAGCGGACGTAGCAACAACAAGGACAACTCCGGAGCAGAAAATACCGCTGCCTTGTAGAGTAACGCCAGTAAGAGCGCTTGTAGACTCAACATAAAACCAGTGCTTGATATCGACTCCAAGCACAGGGAACTCAAGATCGTGGCATTGTCGATCATCGGAGTGAGCAGCAACCTGTATCCACGGTCCCGTAGGGCCTACGAGTGATGCATATACTACGCCGTCTGCTGGGTGAGTCGTGCACCAGACGACGCGAGCGGTACCTGTAAGCTCCTCGCAGATCTGATCCTTCCCCATGACGGCGCACAGAGCGTAGTCCGGGACCATGTAGAAGGATTCATTCGGGAGACAAAGCTCACGGCCTAGTACCAGGAATTCACCAGGAAGATAGAGTTTAACTGGTTTCGCTTCTTTGACTATAATGCCCTCTTCCCGCGTGGGGTCTTTCTCGGCAATGTAGTCCTGCCCATCGGCTAAGATGTAGGGATCTTCAGCCATCAGGGGTGCGTAGCAGCAGGTTTCCAGGTAGCCACGCCTTCAACGAGGCGCTTGGCCTGGTCAATTATCGAGCCGTCGGCCGGCCACACTACCAAGTCATAGAAGCCACGGGTCCACCCTATCACCCCAGGGCTGTTGACTTGAGGCACCGTCAACAAGATATGAAATAACCCTGTCACTCCGCCGGGTTCCACCGTAATTCCCGCACCGACAGTGGCTTCATAGATGACTGGCGATGTGACCAGCCGATCAGCTCGTACTTGAAACTTAGCTCCCCAACCCGTTACGGATTGAGGCGTACACTCCGAGTCGTACTTCGTCACGTAGAAGTCGAACTGGGAGTTCTCTTCGAAATCTCGATTCCACTTAGCGGCGCTCATTCGTCGGAGTCGTCGTCTATGTCCAAGGCTGTAACAGAGCTAGCGTCGGGGGATGTAAGCATAACGCCAGCTTCCCGAGCCCTCTTCTTGATGTCCTTGATGTCCTGTGTATCGAGAACGTTCATATGGGCTGTGGCTACCTTCTTCACCGGAGCATATCCGGCGCGATCAAGTAGATCCTGGGCGACACTAGCACGAATCTTGTCGTCGGTGTTTGGATTCAGCATTAGAATTTCGAGAGTCCTCGCCGCGAAGGGCGCGAGTTCTCGTAGTTCCTTCAGCGTGTCGATTGTCTGACCGGCGGCCGCACTCTCTAGGATGTCCATGTAGTCCTGAACGACTTGAGACTTCCGCGTGTAGCTTACGGTCTGCGGCGTGACCCCTACCACGGCTGCGATGTCCTTGTCCTTCATACCTAGGGCGGCGTGTTCTGCGATCCGGCGATGGACAGCCCGCATCTTCTTAAGCTGATACGAACCGGGACTAGTGCGCCCGGAATCAATATCGAAGATCCTAGCGGCTGCGTTGCTGTCGTCTGACATGGCTTTCTTAGTGATCTAACAAAAGTCCGGCGAACAGCGTAACAATAAAGAACGCGCCGACCAAACGCAAGCAGCCCCAACACACAAATTGTTTAAAACAAATTTGTTAAGCGGGGCGAACAAGAGTGAAGTGAACAAAGATGTGGGAAAAGCTAGAACCCTCCCATATTGTGTCGATGCTTGACGTTCTACAATCCAGGACGTTGTTCCCCAAGGGGGGTGCTCCTTAAATGCATATTATTCCAGCGTTTACACAAAGCGGTTATATCAAAGCCGGTGAACATCGCATGTTGTGTACGGGGGGCGGGTTGTTCACGGCGCTTGATGTACGGGGGGCGGGTTGAACAACGGTCTTCACTTGTATCTTTTTACACGATTCATACTATGTCCAGCGCGTGTAAACATTAGACTTAACTTGTTATGCCAACCCTGCATGAATCCGTCTTCATGTTAGATTCACATAAACAGGGATCTTTTGAACATTTCCATGCGTACGCGCAACGCGTTTGCGCAAGCGCAAGCGTGGTTGCAAGCGTGTTCTTTGAATGTGTGGGGGACGGGGGGACAAGGGACGGTTTCTTGTTCGCCCGATGGGAAGTTGGGATTGAAGTTGAAGGGATAAGGGTTGCTTTGCCGCTGGAACGTACACATTGCCCTTACAAGGGCAACAAACACCGAACCAATGTCAAAGCAAGCCAAGAAAGTTGAAGCCGTTGAAGCGGCAACAACGGACGTTGTTGAAGCCGTGGAAGCCGTGGAAGCCGATACGTCAACGAATGACGTGAAGCCGGAAGCGAAGAAAGAGGAGCCGATGTTCGTTGTCCCCGATGTGCCGGAAGCAGTTATCAAGCTGTTGACGCATGTTGGATACGACAAAGACGAAGGGGACAACACAACGGGTGAATACATCATGTTGCACGTCAACTTCGCCGGGGTTGAATTGAAGCCGATCTTGAAGGAAGCGGCACGTAAAAAGGTTGTCACGTTCGCACGAGTGAACAGGGACAAGCCGAAGACGAAAGCCGCCTTTCATCGCTTCTGGAAGTCATGGGGGGCGATCGGTGAAGACGGAAAGCCGTTGAACGATGGAAAGCGTATCACCCGCACCGTTCGCCGGAAAGCCGCCTTGGGCGGCAAGATGGAAGATGTGAAGGAATCCATCCCCGTTGTTGAGGTTGGATTCAACAACATCGGTGTGCCGATGGAGTATCCGTTGTCAACGGAAGAAAAGACCGACAAGTTGTTGAAGGAAACCAAAGCCGAAACCCCGGAAGATGTTCGCGCCTTGATCGCATTGTTGGAAGCACGTGAAAAGGCAATGATCGAAGCGAAGAAAGCGAAGGAATCCGCGAACAACGAAGGTACCGACAACGACAACAACAACGACAACAAGTAAACGTCATGTTCTTCCCAAAGAAACAAGCCGAACGGATTGTTGAGGATTTGTTGCTTGAAGCCTCATACAAGATGTTGAACGGCACACAAGACGCGGAAAGCGTGACCTTCACGTACACATCGGAAACGTTCAACGTGCCCGTTGAAGTACAGGTCAAATTCCGTAAGGGAATGTTCGGATTCCTTCACGTTGAAGTGAACGGAAGTGCGAACATGAACGCGAACAAGTAAGTAAGGAAAAAGCAACCCCTATCCATACAAGAAAGGGACAACCACGCGTAAGCGGTTGTCCCTTTTTTTATGTACATAAACGACCGTAGAAGACCGTTATTGCGTTCTTGCTGGCATGGGGGCGGCCCATGTACAATAACGGCTGTACTACACCCGCGAAGGAAAATGGTCTAGTAGGGCGAAGCTCCGCTTGCTACAGTGTGACGAGGTGTTGGGGTATATACGTAGTACAAGCCATAACGTTGTTGACTGGTAGGGGTAGTTGTTAGGGGGAGTTAAATAGCGTGAGCTACAGTGTGACGAACTACACGAAGGGGGCCGGGGTCGGTATGGCGATGTGGCTAGACACCGATATACGTAGTCCTATGTGCTAAGAGGAAAAATAAGAAAACAGCCCGATTGGATGTGGATTTAAGCTCAACTGTCTTCTATCTGCGGCATGTGTTGTAGTTGCACTTTCCGACCCCCTGATTCGTAACGTTGTAACTGTGTAACCATGTAATCATGTAACCATGTCCCCCTCTCCTCTGTCCCGGCTCGGACATAGACCGGCGCTTTCTTTCTATCTTTCTTTCTCTCTCTCTTTAAAAAAAAAAAGAAAAAAATAACTAAGTAAAGAAGATAGATAGAAGGGAAGGTAGAGAGTAGGTGTCCGTCTACGTTTGATACCGTTGGGGGGAGAGGGTGGTGGGGTTACAAGGTTACAAGGTTACGATGTTACATGTAATCAACGTGCGTCTTTTCCTAGACAAAAACGACCGTACAGGCTTGACTTTGGTTTGATTTTTTCGTAACTTGTATTCCCCGGTGATAGAACATCGGGGCGGGGCTAAGGCCCCTTACATAACTGTTTCACAACAACAAGGAGGTTCTTGTCATGAAAGTCAGTGAAGCCATTGAGATTCTCCAAGGCATCCAAGCGAAGTTTGGGGATCTCGAAATGTTCATGGAGGTGCCGAAGGACACCCCTCTGAATGATATGGTTGAACGTCACGCGACGTTCGACGATTTCCTGGTCTGCGACCGTGACGAACAAGGCAACAAGGCTCAGCTCCGAGTTGTCGTACTACTCTAAGCTATGAACATCGACCTTGACAACATCCCACATGATCCGAGTAGGATCCGAGCGCTTCTGATCAAGCAACTTGACAAGAGGCTTGATGAGCACGCTCGCAAGAATCTCCCTCCTCGCTTGTATAAGCAATGGGCGGAGCTCCTTAAAAACAACAACGCCGAGAGGTAACTTCGTTCGATTATCTTACAAAGAACGGACCCTTTGGTCTAAACCAACGAAACAACATGAAAGCCCACGTCAACATCTTCGCCCACACCGAGCGGCTGTACATCAACGGCACGCTCTACCACAGATACGAAGACTTCGAGACGCTGCACGTCCAGTGGACTGAGTACATCGTTCCCGGTGCGGCCAGGAAGATCGACTACCCCGCCAACGTCGGCATCGAGGCGATCTACCAGGAGCACAAGAACAGCAGCAAATAAGGCGAAACCGGAGGTTGTTGCTTAGGCTTCGCCTCCGGTCATCTTGGGGTTGTTCCCAAGGTCTGACGATGCCAGCAGTCATCGCTTTTAGCACTAAGGAAAGAGGTAACATCATGCATCCCAAACACAACATGCAGGTCATGAAACGCGCGGATCTCCCTGCGCCGATTTGCTGGAACCACAGCGAAGTTTATCGCAAGGCCGAGCAACTCGCGGAGGATGAAGG